ATAAATAATTCAATCATCCTCTTTCATCTCCTCTATAGCTTTTTCGACCTCTTTAGACTCTTCTAAACCGGTCTCATGCATCAATATTTCTTTTAATAATCTATACTTACAGAAACTACTGACCATTTCTTCAAACATTTCTTCTAGTTCTTTTTTAGTTCTTGGCATATCTGCTCCCAATCAAGAACGCTTTGTGCTAACATGCCGGTATCTAAGGCGGCGTCTATTGCTCTTAAGCATCCTACGTATCTGTAAGTCTCCTGAAATAGTTCTAATTGTGCTCGTTTGTAGAAAGCCTTTGTATTTATAACTCCTACTGCCGCTGCCATTAACAGTGCCCACATGAATATTGCTATGTACTTCATTCAGATCCCTCAAAAATCTCTCTGCCCTTATAAGGAGCTGTTTACTATCTCTATCTGCTGTCATAACGCTTGTACGCCTCTTCACGGCCTTTTAGCCTCTCTCCTATATCTAGGGTATTCGGAAAGAGTTAAAGTGTCTTACAGAGCCTCTGAGGCCCCTTCACCCTTAAACACCAATACATGACGCCCTTCAGCTACAGCCAATATGACCACATCACTGTTATGACGCCCTTCCTGTGTCTTAAAAAGTTCCCAAAGCTTTTCTGGCAGTGGGTATGTCTGTAGGGACGCATCCTTTTCGGCCATTTCAATAATCTTTTCAGAAATCTTCATATTACATATTATAACACCTTACCTTATATCTGTCAAGCAGTGGAATCACTTTTAAACACTCGGACTACGACCCAATATGAAACTCAAATGCCGAAATTACGTAATATCAACTACTTACAACAACTTAACTGCTAAGAACAAACTCTTTTTAACAGTACTGAATCTCTTTAGAACTCGTCGTGAGTTAGTTCCCTTTGATTCATAAGAGGCCCTCACTGTGTTCGGGAATGCCGAAATTGGTTCTCAAGGGTAGTATTTACAGCCACTTAGAGCCATTGTCTAAAATATCTAAAAAATAAATGGGGAGACTGTTCACTCCACCATAGAAACCTAAAAGGGGCCACCACCCTCTTCAATCTCGCCCAATTCAAAACACTCACAACCCATTAATGAAACATTAGTACCACTAGTAACAGTGGAGGTGAAACATTGACAGTAGTGGGGCATGAATCTTTCAGTGGGGCATGGAGCTGTTGTGGATGGAAATTGTCAAATACGCTATGGTTCATTAGACTTAACTAACAGTTATTAAAGAGGAATGCGCGAAACGAGGTGAAACGGCGATTACCCACTGCTAGAGTATCTCCACTTCAACTTCAACCGGCTCTTTAGGATTACTCTTCATCGCATCCAGTATCATCTTACGTAGCTTGGTTGCATCCTCTTTAGATATCTTAATGATGCCTTCAGTGTCGAGCGATATGATTTTTATCACTTTAGTGCCTCGATTATGTAGATAGTTTCGCCCGTCATTGCGTTATCGAACATATACATACTGCTGTAGTTTCTGTTGTTCCATTTGTAATTGCGTTGGAGTTCCACTAGCAGTGACCATACTTCAGTCTTGTCTTTGTATGTAGTCGTAGGTTCTGTGATTCCATCTTCATGTGTTACTTTATACGTTTTCATGGTAATAGTCCTTCCAAGTATTTAATCCTGTTCAGATCGCCGTTCGTCGGCTCTAACAGTTCATAAAGTGCGTTAAGCTCTTCGCGTATCATGTCTAACTCAATTGCGTCGATCATTTTAATATACTCCTTTGTTACTGATGTAGTCAGCTATGAATAGGGCGTCTTCTTTGATGTTATCTAGTTGAATGAAGATGTTCTCGTCCTTGTCCGCTACTACAATCGCTTCGATCTCTTCATCGATAGCGTCTGCATATAGCTCACACCATTGTGTAAGGAAGTCACATTGTGTATCGATTACATAATCTGATGCATCTAGCAGTGATAGTTTTTGCTCTAACTGCTCAGTGAAGTCTTCACGACACATATCATAACTGGTTGTGTAGTTAATTTCAAATTCGTTTCCTAGTATTGTTATAGTTTTCATAGTCTTATTATCTCCTATTAGGTTATGTGCGTCAAGTGTAATATTGGGGAATTAGGGTTGTTAACAGAGATTTAACATTGTCGTAGTATTTACCACGTAACCCCATCAACTCCGCATCTTCTCTATCTACCTCTAACCACTCTGTATAAAGCATAGTTATACAGCCTATTGTAATATGATAATCTGTAAGTGTTATGCGGTATTGGTAAAGAGGTATATTATGTATATATAAAGGATCTCTTGTACATTCTGCATATACCTGAACATTTCCAGATATGCGGGCATTTCCATCTACCTGAGCATTTCCAGATACACGAACATTTCCAGATATATAAACATTTCCAGTTACACAAGTATTTCCAGATAAAAGAGCATTTCCAGATACAGAAGCATTTCCAGATATCCGAGTATTTTCAGATAAAACAGTATTTCCAGATACACAAGCATTTCCAGATACCTCAGCATTTCCAGTTATACGAGCATTTCTAGTTACCCAACAGTTACCTTCTTGGGATAGGTTGTGATATCCATCTACAAATCCCCCTACATGACCGCTCTTAATATTACCAAAATTTTTAAGGGCTACTACCCTACCTTCACTGTTAATTTCGTATTTATTATTCATAGTCTTATTTCCTTTTCTTTCTATGTTATACATTATATTCAAATCCGTAGTAATCGTACTCTGCTTGACAAACAGTATCATCAACAGTCTTTACACCATCACGTGTTCTTCTGTGTCTAATCAATGCTTCGCCAGTAAACATTGCTTCTAGTTCTTAACGTCTGTTAAGTGTTTCTAGTATGATTTGGTCTGCTGTCTTTGTTTGTTTCATAGTCTTAGTATACTCCATTTTGTTATATTACCTAATTAAGATTACGTAAATAAAGTAAATAACTGCAAAGAGCAGTAAAAACTCTATAATTGCTAATCCGGCTAGACGGTCCTCACAACTACTTAAGACCGTAGGTCATGTCTAACTTTTGGTCATTTTGGGACATATTACAGGAATACGCACTAATATGGGATATTTAGGTGCATGTCGTTAGGTGACAGCCTTTTTACCTACTTGGCCAGTATCCTATAACCCTCATTACCTAGCTTGTTGGCAATAACAGTATAGAATAGGCTAGTAACCATACCACAATAGAGGCAGTCGATGATCAGAGGTCTTGTATGATTCATTTGATAGCTTTTGAATACGTATATCACAGCCTCAGCATCTCGCACTGTCATGGCATTGTAGACCGGTATAAAGCATTCCCGCACTTCAGGTTTCTTATGTGAATTTCGCCAGGCAACTCTAGTATGTCCCTTCGGTCCATGTATTCATTTCTCCTAAACGTTTTACTCATTTGTAATCCCTCTCGTATTGGTCTAAGGCATCGCTATATTGGATGAATATGTTGAAGCTTGGGTACATAAAATGGTTCGGACTGTTGTGGTTGTGGGTTTGGATGTTCTTAAAGCAGTGAGTCATCTCATGAAGCATAAGTACTTTTAGGTTATTGTAGTCCCATAATTCTATATATCCCACATTGAATGTGATTAAACGTTGTCCTGATCCTGGTATGTAGCTGCACTGAGCGACTCTACCGCCCTCTATATCGCTTACATTGTATCTATAGTCATAAGAATCTATAGGCATGCCTGTGTCAGCAGCTACTTCGTAAAAAGGCTTCTCCAACCTGATGTCATTCTCTATACCTGCCAATAGGTTAGGCGTGGTTCCACAACCACTAAATAGTATCGTTATCAGTATAAGGAGGAATATTACTGCTGCATCTCCTTCATTACTATTGTTATTTTTAGTTCGTTTGCTTCTTAATCTGCGTCCCATAATATTATTATATCCTATTTTGTATCATTGCTAATTAAGTTTCTGTTAAATTCACAATAATCTTCCCATAGACCCATTGAATCAGCAAGTGCTCCGGAGTACGTACTGAATAATCCTATTCCTCCGTCATACTTATATCCCTTTAGTGCTGACCACTTCAGCTTTGGGAAGGCGGCTTTTAAATATGAAAGTTCCTCTTTTGATCTATATACTTTATATATCATGTTATACTCCTTTGATTGATGCTATTCTACCGTAGTTCTTTTTTGTTATTACAACTGCCACACCGCCTGCCACTAATTGCGATGCCATTTTATGTTCAGTTTCATTAGTTATTTCTATAACTAATCCGCACGAAAGGTCACAAAGTAGTTTGGTTAAAGTTTCTTTTTGTTTTTTTGTTACATTCATACTTATATAGTTGCAAGACTCATGCCACGTTTAAGTACCTGTTTTAATGAGGAGCGAAGCGACGAATTGTGACGATCTTTTAGTCAGTGTCTAATCCTTACTCACAAGGTGTCTTTAATATAAATTTCATTAGTATACCCTCCTTAACGGATATTCGCTTTTCGCCTCTAAATTATATTTCGCCCTTAGATATCTGAACAGTAAGCAATTCTCACTACCTTTTATCATAAAGGACGTTTCGCCGTCTTCAAACGGATTCACACTAGGGATTACATATGCCTCACAATAGGGGTCGTATGTTCCATATTCTGCTAGAGTATCTCCAACGTTCTTGATACGTCTACATATTTCGATCCGTGTTAGACTGAGCTCCATTACAGCGCCGCCCTTGTAGAAAATCTTTACAGCGTACATACTAATACCGCTAAAATAACTATGGCCCATACAAACCTATTTGATTTACGTTCTCTCCTGTTTATGTCATGTATCATGTTATAGGCCCTGTCCAACCTATCGTTTAAAATAGCTACACTGGCAGAAAGTTCTTCTAGTTTAAATTTTCTCATCGTCTTTAGCTACCTTTTCTTCTATGTCTTTTTCCATAGACTCAATCGTCTTCTTTAGTTTCTTGTACTTAGTTTCGGCCCTTTTAAAGTCCTTCTGGTCCCACAAGGCCGCCTCCATACGGTTTCCCATAGTTTGAGCTTCCTGGATTAGTCCCATTAGGTAACTAAAGTTTGTAGTTTCGTGTGCTTTACGCATTTCTTCTAAAACGTCACAAAGTGTTCTGTATCTCATAATACATATCCTAACACAATAGCAGTGATTAGTAAAGTGAATACTGTTAAAGCGACGAGGTTTAGTTCTAAGACACCTTTCGCCCTTTTCCTGTATCCAAGTACCCCATCCAGTGTAAATCGTTCGTATTCGCCATTCCGATTCATCTGAGCCGCTACCTGTACAATATTTAAGCGTTCCTTGTTATACTTCACCTGCTTATTATATCTAGTCATGAGACTTCTAGCAGTGATATATTCGATCTGGCCGCGCTTGAGGAATCTATTTAACACTTGTAAGCTCCTCTAGCTCGTATGCATCGAGCTCTAACACGACGTTATCATTTTCGATGATACCCTCTAGAAGCTCTCTAAGCCTCATTTCGGCCTCTTCCTTCGTCTCAAAGCCTTTCGATACAAGATGACCCCTAAGTGCGAGCGCATGTCTCTCAGAGCCTTTTACGGCCTCGTACTTGAAAATCTGTAAATCCAACGTATCCATAACAGTACAGTTAAGAACGGAAGCCTTATCGACATAGTTTACTACTATAGTTTTTACCATGCCTTATTATATCAGATTCAGGTAAAATGTCAAGTGTGACGACTGTGACATGTTGAAACTCCTTTTACCGCTTTAGCAGTTTATATATTACATATTATTTCCTATATATACTATATAACATATCACACTCATCACAAGAGAATATATATAATAATAATATAGAGTTACGTGTGACATGTTTGTGACGACTGTGACGACTGCCCTTGGAAGTAGTTGAATTTAGGTAGACACACCCACTGTTAAAGGGTCGATTTTGCCACAAAAACCAAAACACCCCGCATCAAAAGATACGAGGTGTGTCATTTATGCAACAGTATTACGGCTTAAATATCATCAAAATTGGCGGATGGATTGATCAGGCGGACATTATACTTCGCCCCTTTTCTGTCTTTTTCCTTCAAAACGTCTTTTATCCGACCCATATAAAGGCCGAAAGCTTGAGATGTGTAGCTCCTCATTCCATACCAATCGTTGAAATTTTCCAGAAGTTCCTTAGAATATGTGAATTCCATAGGATTATCAGTTAATTCAAGCTGCTCATCAAAAAACGACTCTACCGGATCTTTATGTCTCAAGGTCTCCTGAACAGCCTCAGCCTCATCCTGTACTGCCAAATAGGGCGAATCTGCTAAATGATCCACACAGTGCCATAAAAGCGTGTAGTCAAGCTTCTGTAGCAGTTCTCGACGCTTAATAACTTCCTTCTTATTGTCTACGGGAATTTCCCAAAATCGGCGCATACCAGTATTATCCTTGATAACAGACTTTAAATCGAAATTTGAAGTGCCGAAAAAAGTCGCGTTCATCGGAAGAAGTAAATGTTCATTAGTTCCCATAACACGAAGCCTAATAGCGTCTTGTTGACTGATAATTTTTTTGATCTTTTGCATATCAGACTTATCAGCCCCTGTCATTTCATCAAACACAATAGCAAAATGATTGTTTAATTTACGAGCTTCTCTAGAATCGTTAATAATAGAGAAATCTTCACTGGTAGAGGCTAACTCGCTGAGAGGTTTAAGTAAATACTTACCTAAAGCCCACGACTTACCTGCCCCTTGACCACCTGTAAATACCATCATAGTCTCGTAAATGGTTTCCATACCGGTCATTTTACGCTTTATTTGCCACAATTGGTGCCTGAACATTTCGATATCCACTGGCAAATAATCTTTTTTAAATACCCCTACAAACTTTTCTAGTTCTTTAATTCCGTCCTCATTATATTTACATAACTTGTCAACTGTATCCTCCCGATATAATTCACGCCTCTTATCTACCCACTGATCTAAATAATCTTCGTGATTACCTGCTACACGGATATGTTTTTCTGCACAATTAATTCTAAAATCACGTAGAAATTCAGGTATAGATAGTAGCTCTCCACCATTAATAGATAATCTCCTGTCATAAGAGGCTGAAACTTCATTGCTATTTAGATACATTTTAAAATAATCTAGTCCTACCTTACCAGACATAACAGAAAGTTTTCCCGGATGCTGCTGTAAGATTCTAGGAGGATACTGAGGTTCGAACACATCATAATGCTGTTTAATTTTAACTCTATATTCCTCTGACAGTAAAAATGCTTTGCCTTCTTCCTCGATAAACTCAAACAGGTTATCTAACGACCAGCCTTGTTGTTTAGCATCATAGATCATAGCTTTAGTAGGCTCGTAACGATCTCCAGACGGCGCTCCGTTCTGTATAAATTCGATCGTCTTCTTCGACAGTGGGTATTTAGTAGTTACAGGTGAAATAGAATTTCGTACTTCAACTTCCCCACTCTTCACTGTTTTAGGTATCTTTAAAAACTCTTCCTTCTTAATGATCTTATAGACTTCTTTACATTTATAAAAGAAACGAGCAGCATCTTTACATGAAGCATCGATGGCTGGGAACTTTTCTTGTAAGTAGAAAAACATATTACGAATTTCTTCTTTACTTCTAAGAGTTCCTTCAATAGGAAAAACTATACGAAATCGATCTTCAGGCTTGATACCATGACTCTTAGTTGTAGCTAAAATGGCCGAAACATTCATAGACTCGATAATCGCTTCCGCTTCTATTAATGACATACCGTCATCTACATCAAGTGCAAAAACCTGACCACTTAAGAAATTTACACTACTCCTCTGATTATCCTTAAATAAATAAGGTGACCAGTCGTAAGTACATACAAATATACCTAAAGCCTCTAAACTCCCAACAAATTCAGGCTCAAATACCTTTAATCCTTTAGACTTACTAACCTTCACTGATAACCTCCATTAAAATTTTAGGTGTAATTTCTAAATCGCGCACTTCACGATTATTAATTTCTTCTCTAAGGGCCTGTAATTCTTCACTGGTAAGTGTATCATACATATGTTCGTAACCTGCTTTAGTTACAGCATTTATTCTAGTTAGCAGGATTAGAGTTCTGATTGCGTCTAAGACGTCTTTTCTATTTTCCATGTTTACATTGTAACAGAAATAGGATATAATGTAAAGTATGAAAACTATATTAGGAATTGAAATCGAAACGGAAGAGGGCGAAGCTCATAAAGAGATCGTACAAGCAGTGCAGGATTCGGCACTTAATAAAAGTCTAAAAGAAACTGATAGGCGACAGTCATTTCCACTTAGACCGTCTTCGGCACTTAAAGCAAAACGTGATTTATATTACGGACTTGTAAACTATTACGAACCTAATAAAATACCAAAAACGCACTTCGATGGACGTGTAGCAATGCTGCTTCAACTAGGACATGATATTGAGGACCACCTAACAGGATTTATTAAGGATGTTTTCCCAATTCCTGATTCAAATCAGCGTGTTGAGTATGGTTTCATTCGTACTAAAGATAATAAACAGATACCTTTAAAAGGGGAATTTGACTTCACACTTAACGTCGGAGGCGAACTACTGTTATGTGATAGTAAAAGTAGTAGTATGTATCCTTTTAAAGGCGCTCTACCTAAAGAAGAACATATAGCACAAATTAATCTGTATTTACATTCGGATTGGGCGAAAAGTAGAAACATTACAAGGGCTTTAGTGTGGTACTATTGTAAAAATGATTCCGCTATGAGGATTTGTGAATTCAGTTATAACGAAGAATTAGCATTAGCAGTGCTAGATAGATTTCAGGAGATTTATGAAGCGTATGAAAAAGGCGAAGTTCCTAGTAGAGAGTATGTGTATGGAGCTGACTGGCAAGCTACTTACAGTGATTTTAGAGACCACGATAATAAAGAGTTTCTTCTCGAACCTTCCGAAACGGTAGTTTTAGACCCCTTAGATGTACCAGAAGATAAAAAAGAACTGTTAAAGTACCTAGTATTAAGGCACGGCAATAAGAATTTCAAGATAGGACATAAAAAGGCCGTGATTAAGCTTATGAAAACAGGACTTAAATTAAAAATAACAGGAAAAGATGGCTGGACAAATGTATAAATAGTTGACACTTAGGATAACTTGAGGTATAATAGTAAATAAGGAAGGAAATTATGAAAAAACAAGAAAGACAAACAGAAGTAATCTTAGAATCTTTGATGCGATTTGAGTAGTACACGTAAAGATGAGCTCTACAGAGATTATAAGAAAAGTTCTAGATAAATTAGAAATAACAAGAGAATTAATAGGAGAATATAAAAATGAACAATAATAATAACGAAGAAAACAGAAAAGACCCAGTAACATTTTCAAAGGTAGCTGAAGGATGGAGTATCACAGGATTCTTAAAGACATTCATCAACTTACCTAACAGCCCATTCGATAACGAGACTAAATGTCATCCAATTATCGTTGGTGAAGACGGAACTGAAACTTTAATTTATGCTAGCGGTAGATTGAAATACTTAGCAGAAGATTTAGTTAAAGACGGAAAAGACCTAACTGGAGCTAGAGTTAAAATTACTAAAGTACCTGCGGAGAGCGGATATAAAGGTAAGGTTAAGAGCTTCTATGAGTTAAAGGTAGACGAGTCTACTCCACGTAAAGTATTTGAAAATAATTCTGGCAGTGGCGGAGGAGCGTCGGTAGTATCTAGCGATGAGTTTTAAGCTAGAGGAACACGATTTATCTATAGAAGATGTATCTAAAGAATTAGCAACTGAGACGGCGTTAGCGCGTCGTCTCAGTTCTACGATGTCTAAAAACGCACTTCAAAGGGTTATACAGAATATCTGCATGTTCGCAATATCTAATCCTAAAGACGCTACAAGTAAATCATTAGAAGAACATCATTTAGTACGAACACTGATAGAGATAATTCATTTAAATTTTATGTTAATGGCTTTCGGAGAAAAGGAATTACAAGGAAGCGGTAAAGTAGATAAGAACGAATCAGACAGCTAGGACGGTATGTAAGCTTTGTTGTAGGCCGAGGTGGGACAAATAGGTCTCATTTCGGCCTTTTTGTTTGACACAACCTTTACTGTCGTGGTATAATCAGTAATAGGAGAAAATGATATGAAAAAGACAATACTTAACTCAATTTTAATTTTAGGAACATTAGTATTACTAGGAGCTTGTGACAATCGAGTTAGAGAATCGGTTAGATATGGTGTTGATGGCACTTCATGAATTCAAGGACCAGTAGGTGCTCAAGGCCCTCAAGGAGCAGTAGGTCCCCAAGGTCCTAAAGGAATGACTGGAAACGGAAGTGAAGTACAAGTTTACTTAATACCCACAAAAGGAAAATGCGTAAGTATTGGTGGCGGCGTATGGATAGAGAATGAAGGAGATCATGCTGACATTTACCTTAACAGTTCGTGTAGCCATAGTAAGCGAGTTCTTTGTAATGATTTATCAGACGCTGAAGGAAACGCAAATCCTAACGAAGTTTGTTTATATATAACAAATACATATGTTAGACAATTTACGATTCAAGGACAGTACGAAGATCTTTGTGTTGTTGAGCAGAGGATGAATACTAAAGGTCCTACAATTAGGTTAGACTAATATGAAACTTATAGCTTGTGATATTGAGACTACAGGCTTATGTTACAAAACCGATACAATTATATGTGTCGGTTTTAGTGACGAAAGCTACTATGTAGACGACTCATTAGGAAAAGACCTTCAAGACAAATTCGATCAGTTAAAAAAAGATGGATATACATTAGTATTTCATAATGGCAGTTTCGATGTAAAGTTTCTATGGGAAGCTGGTTATAACAATGTAGATAATGATTTCGATACTATGGTAGCAGCTTATCTACTTCGAGGAGCTCCTAAACGACTTAGTCTTGAAGCATTAGTTGGGCATTATTTAGGATTCCCTAGTTGGAAGGAAGATTTTAAAAGTGGTGACGCCTATAAAGATCCCGAGATAATGAAAGAATACTGTTTAGACGATTGTCGTTATACATTAGATGTAGCAAATGAGTTACTTGAACAGTTAAAAAAACAAGAGAGATACAGCTTCTTCCCTAAACTTATGTCTGCTAGACGAATGCTTACTGATTGTGAATGGAGAGGAATTACCTTAGACACTAAAGCATGCAAAACTCTTATGGATTCGGATAAAGAGCGTGTTAATGATCTTGTTAGTAGAATGAAAATTGAACATTCTGAACTAATATCTGACTATAAACGCATTAATAACGCTAAAATGTTTAACTTTAACAGTAGTAAGCAGATCCTATGGTGTCTAAAACATCTAGGACTCGACTATACCAACCCAACAACTAAGAAAGAATCAGCTGATGTAGCTACATTAAATCTCTCTATAGGCAAAAGTCCTTTAGTGGATGATCTACTGGTGATGCGTAAGGCTAAGAAAAGGGCTAAATCATTAGAAGGGTATCTCAGTGACGTTAAGTCTGATGGAAGGATCCATGGTCGCTTTAACTGCACTAATGTAAGAACAGGTCGTTTAAGTTGTATCGAGGAAAATCAATTGGTAATGACTAACCTAGGAGAGAAGCCTATCAAAGACATTCGGGTAGGGGATTTGGTGCATTGTTATAATGAGGATAATACACTATCTATTAAAAAAGTATTGAATGTTATCAATAATGGTGTGCAGGAATGCATAGAAATCAAACATCAATCGAGTGGTGACGGCAGAATAGGGACTTTAATATGTACCCCGGACCACCAAATAAACCATAAATACTTAGGGTGGGTAAGAGCCGACTCCTTAAAAAGATACGATAAATTAGTACATGCAAGACGATCTAAGTTAAAAAACGGCAGAATTCGTATCTATGGAACTAACAAACAACAGCTTACTGAGGAGCAGCTTATAAAAAAGGATATATTTAAAGCCCCATCAAAATTACATATACATCATATTGATGGATCTAAGGATAACAACGATATTAAGAATTTAGAGGTACTTACTGCTAGTGAACATGCTAAGAGACATAACCATCTACTTAATAAGGGATATAGACCCCCCAAAGGAATTATACCTAAGCATTTACTTCCTTTTATAGGCTCAGGAACTATACTAAAGAGTAAAACGGATTTACTTAGAATGATAGCAAAAGCTAAGGGCAATCCCACTAAAGTAGATATGGACTTTAAGGCATTTAAAGACAAATGTGACGAAGCAGATATAGACCTTACTTACATATCCAAGTTCAGATACAATACAAAAAACGAATATATAAACATAAACAAAGTCCTTACTTCATTACATAAAAACAGTAGATTAGGAGATGCAGCTACTGAACTAGGCTGGGGAACCAGAAAACTAAATGAGTTCTGTAAGGTACATGAACTATGCTACAATCATATGGTAGTAAATACTAAAGATGTAGGACTAAAACAAGTATACGATTTAACTATAGAAGACAATCCTAACTTTATTGCTTCTGAGATAAATGTACATAATTGCTCTGGTCCCAATATGCAACAGATAGATCGGAAGCCAGAAGTACGATCCCTCTTCACTGCTAAAGAAGGATACAAGTTAGTTGTAGGAGATCTGGCACAGATTGAACCTAGATTAGCAGCTCATTATAGTAAAGATGAAAAGCTTATCGAAACGTTTAATAATGATGTGGACTTTTATGGCACTATTGCATGTGAAACATTAGGTGCTAAATGTACCCCAAATGAAGTAAAAGAGAAGTTTCCTGAATTAAGAAGTATGGCTAAAGTAGTAGGACTATCTATCCTTTATGGGGTAGGGCCGAACAAATTACGTTTCTTTATTAAACAACAGGCCGGTATTGAACTTAGTCACTCTGAAGTTAAACAAGTAATTAAGTTATACTTCACAAAGTTTCCAGGACTATTAAGTCTATCTAAGCAGGTACATAGAAAGTTAGATAAAGTCGGATATATCACTAATATGAGTGGAAGACGTGTAGACGTTAAGCAAAATGAAATCTATATGAAGGGCGTCAACAGTCTTATACAGAGCTCCGCATCTGACTATATGTTATTTCGGACAATGGAAATCGTTAAGAATAACCCACAAGCTGAACTATTAATGCTAGTGCATGATGAGTCAATTTGGGAAGTAAAAGAAGAAGAGGCCGAAACGTTTGCTAAGAAGTTAAAGACTGCTATGGAAACAAATGAGTTTAGGATCCCTATTAAATTTGAAGTAGGGACCGGAAAGAATTGGAGTTGTAAATAATATGAAATGGTTAATGGAAAAATTAAAATGGTTGTTCACGGAGGCTAATGATGGATTTGATATAGAAGAGGATATCATAAAGAACTATGATCAAGAGATGCATAACTTAGACTGTCTCTCTAGCCTACATTCTATGGACATCTATTGCACACTCGACATAGAAGATGAATATAGCAATCTTGTTATAGAGTCACTTCTTTGGCTACGCTTAACAGAGGTTGATATTGTAGATCTACTTGATAGTTATATGGAGCATCATGCGGCATGATAATCTTAGGGATTGATCCTGGATCAGGGAGCTCATCACCGTTAGGGCTTGCCCTCTATGACAATTTCAGTGAAGAAGTTATCTGGACCAAAGCTTTATGGCCTAGCGTTAACAAGCCTGCTATACATAGAATTAAGTGTTTAGCTGAACAGGTGAATGATATCGTCCTAGACCTCGTACAGCAGTATGGAGAGGACTCGTTACAAGTTCATTCAGAATGGTTTGTTATGAGAGGGAAAGGCGGAGAGACGCTTCAGAGAGCTATAGGAGCAATACTATGTACTATACCCTTTAAGATCGAGATCATTGAGGTACATAATATAGTACTAAAAAAGTCAATCACCGGAAACTCAAAAGCAAACAAAGAGGAGATGGGACAAGGTCTACTTAAACTGATACCAAACAGTGCAGAAAGTATACGTATACTGATACAAGAAGGATTATGGGATGAAATCGATGCAATAGGAATCGCCTATTGTGAAGAAGGCCGAAAGCCACAAACACGTAAATATGGAAGGAAATTCACATGACAGTAGATGAATTAATGCAGCATGAGATGGATCAGAAACTTAAGAAGGACTCAGGAAAGCCTGACCTATCACTTGTAGACGTATCCCTTAAAGAAGCCACTGCTAGAGGATTAGGTTATGGTTGTAAGAAGTACAGTCGTAATGGGTTTAAAGAGATGACAAAGGCCGATTTACCCCGTGTTTACGCAGCCCTTGACCGCCACTATTCCGCCATCACATCCGGAAGCAGAATAGACAAAGAGTCGGGATTAGATCATATGGATCATGTAGCAGCATGTGTTAACATGATTACGTATTTAGAGAAGAAGTTCGGTACGTTTGACTTTATAGCAGATGTGTGATATAATATAAGGAAGAGGAAATTATAGTGGAACATACAACAAGAAACGATATTTTAATAGAGATCTACGAAGCAGCTGTAGAGTCTGAGGCAGATTATACGTTTTTTCCTATGTGTACTCCTGTACATATAAGTGGATTATTGGGACTCTTTCCTAAACACTCAATTCAACATATAAAAGTAGTTAATCCCCTTAAAAAGTATTTGAGACACGATTATGAAATCGCCGAATTAGAAGAGTCTGTATTGATGCTATTAGATGAAATGTTACTAAGTAACTTAAGGGAATAAGTATGAGACAATAAAAAAGAAATTAAATTTTGGTACAATGGAAAACTAATCACCAAAGAAGAGCACGACAAATTAACTTGGGCAGAGATACACGCCTATAATAATATTGTGGGGAGATAAGAGATGAAAAATAAACACCCTAAAATATTATACCTAGATATTGAGAATAGTCGTATGGTTATAGAGTTTCAAAGCTATAGCCTATATGATAACAATCGCATTAGCCCCTCAAACATAAAACATGACTGGTACGTAACTTGCTGTGCTTGGGCGTGGCTAGACAATAAAAAGAAGAAGATAGGGAAAGTAGAAGTTGTTTCGGTAGCTGACTTCCCTACCTATAAGAAAGACTTCAGAGACGATAGAGGCGTTGTTAAGAAGATGCATGAGATAATGAGCGAAGCTGACCTAATCGTTGGACATAACTCTGATTCATTTGATATTAAGAAACTTAACTACCGCTTTGTTAAACATGGCTTAGCACCTATAATGTTACCCCCAACAGTGGATACGTTAAAGGCAGCTAGAAAGTTTATGAAATCGTCATCCAATTCACTTAGACATTTGGCTAAGGAATTCGGCGTTACGTTGAAGATCGACCTACCTAGCGGAGTTATGCATAAGGCTGATAACGGTTGTAGGAAGTCACTAAAACATCTTGTAGACTATAATAAAGGTGACATTAAGAGTGGAGCTGGACTCTACTTTAAGTTATTACCTTACATCCAAAATCACCCAAATCTGCTAAAGGTTACAGGTAAGAAGAATGACGGAACTAAATGCCCCACATGTACGTCCGTTAGGATAATTAAACAGGGAACAGCAGGAACTAAGGCAGGACCAGTTCAATTACATAAGTGTAAGGATTGTGGCCAATTGTTTAAGGGGAAGAAGATTAAATGAGTAAGAAGAACGAAACAGACATGAGCATACTATTTAATGAGTATGTTAACTTAGAAACAAGGGAGATTCGCCTTAGTGGTACTGTAGATAATAGTATGGCCGATTCCCTATGGTGCGGACTAAGTGCTCTGGAGCAACGCTCTAGGGCGCCTATAGTAATTACGCTTAACAGTGAAGGGGGGTATGTAGCTGACGGATGGGACATCTATGACCGCATACAGAAATCACTCTGTCACATCACTGTTAGAGCTACAGGGAGCTGTATGAGCATGGCCACTATTATCCTACAAGCAGCTGATTCGAGAGTTATCACCAAAAACTGTACGTTTATGATACATTATGGAAGTAACTTTATACAGGGCGATACGACATCAGTACATAACTGGTCAGACCATGATAAAAGCGTAGAGAAACCTAGGACAGAGAAGTTGTATTTAGATAGGATAAAACAGAAAAACCCTAAATATGCAAAAAAGAAGTTGATTGAAATGCTAAAGCACGATACAATATTAGTAGCTGAACAAGTAATGAAACTTGGATTAGCCGATGAGATTGAAGAAGGATGAGAATGATGAATAAATTAATTAAGAAAATTAGTATCTTAGGCGGAGTAGTTATTCTATCCCTACTTCTGTTAAGAAAACTAGATAACAGATTATCACTAAGGGATATTAGAGTTAATGAAGATAAGAACCCTGCCATATTAAAGGTATCTATACCTAACGGTGGTCACGGAACTGGCTTTTTTGTGGAACACAATGACACAAAGTATCTAGTAACGGCAGCTCATGTATGTAAGGGAAATCAGCAATTATTCACTGCCCATGGAGTACACTTAATTTTAGTCGAAGTCCCTCATATGGATATTTGTATCTTGGAAGCAGACGAGAATGAAGAAACATTAGACCTGGCAGACTCTTTTAAGATATATGACGAGGTTACTTCTAATGGATTCGCCCTAGACTATTCCTTTTTTAAGAGTCGTGGACATATCATAAGACGTAACATTATTGCATTATCTGCTGGATATGCTGTATCTGATGAGTGTTATGGGGTTAACCAATTCCCTAGACAGACTTACTTCGGTGTAATATGTATACAGCTTATAAACTCATATGAGATGGATACTGAAATACATCCTGGAAATAGTGGTGGACCTGTAATGAATACTTCAGGAGACGTTGTAGGAGTAGCTGTTGCTAAGTCTACTACTACAAATAAAAGTTACTTTATAGCAGTGCATGACTTACGTAAAGTACTTAGGTCACTGAAATGATACTCTCAATATTTACCTATATAGCTGTAGGATGTTCAGCACCCACACTAATAAACTTCGACAAACCTCTTGAGATTAGGGATATAGAAGCGTTAAAGAGGGCCGCATATGTATGCAAGTCGCGATATAACTCTTGCCTTAAGACCATGACTAAGACTGGGGATGGGGCTTATAGGGTGGTATGCCGTGGATCTTAATAAATTACTCGTTTTCGGAAGTTTAGGAACATTGGCATTATACCTAATCTCTAGGATAATCTCACTGTTAAGCGGAGCTAGAGTTAATGAATTAGATGACGATTTGAAAAGGGCGAAAGAATTAGTAGCCAAGTTTAAAAGAGAGGATTTAAAAGATGCTGAAGATAATTATAACGATGCTATTGATGCTTACAATAAGCACGACGACAGTAGCGAGTAAAGCGGAGAAATGTGATCTGGCAGTACAGGCATGCAAGATACTGGTAGATACGCAAAAGGCGTTAATAGCCGATTTAGACGAAGTAATTCAAAAACAAGATTTGCTTATAGAAGCAGAACGTAATCATAATGATGTCTGGTACAAGAAGAACCCTACATTAGTATTTGTAATAGGCGCATTAACAGGAGGATTGTTATTAGGACTTGCTAGATAATAGGAAGTACCCTGCAAGGAAGCAGATGAAAAAAAGATTAACTAAAAAACAGAAGAAAGAAATTAACAAGTTTTACAAGGATAATCCAGAAATGGATAATCAATTCAAAAAGGCCGAAATGTTTAATCCTAGACAAAAACAACACAAAGGCAGTACAAGGCTGATCGAACCTCCAACAGATAAGGTAGAGAAGGGTCAACTACTATTAGACGCATTACACAAATATCCTAAAGGCCGACTTAAAGAAGTCATGACAGCCTATCTAATCGACCTCTCACCAATTTCGGCCATTTCCAAAACATATAACTTTAAAGACAATATGGCGTGCTCATTATTCATTTACGAATCTAAGAAAAATCTTGTTAAGTTCTTACGTAAACAGGATCTGAAGACATTGGACGTATCATCCACTGTTAAAGTAGCTTCTAAATCTATGACTTACAGAGGCAATACAGAGGTTATATATCTAGTTTATGATGCAGAAACAGATAATTACTTGTGGACGCTGAAGAACGGAAAAGTACTACCTAATGATGTTCAGCTATTATTAGAGTCGGATTCCGACTTTAGTGAATGGGATGATATCCTTATTTAGTAAGGTATAAAAACTCTATTTCTAGTAGGTCGAATTTGTAGATGTACCCAATGAGCTCCATTATAAGCTTGTGTATAATCTGGATGCTCTAGATATAGGCCGAACTCCCTCAAGAACTGTGGGTTAGATTTAAGTAACTTGCCTATATACTGATCCTTTGTATCCTTCAGATCAACAGCTTGGCAGGTGATATGGGCACTTTTTCGACTTCCACCAATTCGCGCATTTATGATAGGAGGTCTATACCCACTGCTAATGCCTCTATAGGGAATATGGAACTTTGTAATCAAATCATTTACTTTTAACAGTAGGTCTTCCGCATTTGAGACTAGTTCTTTAGACACAGGATATAACTTATCCCTACCCATAAAGTAATCCTTTAATGATATATGTTCTTTTTTACTTGTCTTTTTTGGCTTCGATTGCCCTTTTAGCTTGGTAGCTGAGAAGAACCCCGATAAGAGCCGTGACATCAATTGGACTAACCACATCGTTTGACACTCCTAACTTAACCATTACTAGTATAACACCTAGATTCGTTAAACTCAATTTATTTTCATTGTCTATTAAACGAGTGAATTTGCCAGTTTTAATGATAAATTCATTTGCTTTTATAGCGGCCTTCTTAATAGCTTCGACCGTTAAGCCTTTTAGAAACTTCATCTACAGTAACCTTTCTTTCTTTCTTTTCGACAGGCCGTTTAGGCTGTGTCTTAGGAGCTGGTTTTGACGGTTTTGTTTCAATTAACTTACCGCTCTTATTCATTTCACTCATCTGCAATGCTCGCTTTGACAGTGGGATAGACTCGTCCTTACGTACCATTTCTGAATACGTTTGACGCTCTTTAGGATCGTTAATAACGCCGTTAAACTCTGACTGCATTCCGGTTTTAGACCGTTCTATTTGAACTCCTAAATCCCGATTTAGTTTTAAGCCTAACTCCATAACCTCATCGTCCGAAGCCTCTCCCAACCTATCTAAAGTCCCTGCTGAAAGACCTAAACCTAATACCTCATTTGTAGACATATTAGACAATATACCCTTTATTTGACCTACTGCTGTAGACTTATCTCTACTCATCACAGTATTTTGAATTATCTTAGCTAAAGGATTAATCTTCTGTTCCGCAGCTTTTCCTACACCCTTAAGTACATTTTTACCGGCTTGATACGCAGTTATACTTCTAGAAAATCCTTCGAAAGGTGCCGACTTATCTAAATTAACTCCGGCCTTTTTGAGGGGTTTTATGAAGTTTTCATGAAGATTTATATCATCAATTCCATCTAATATTTGTTTACCAGTATCTCCACCTTTAGTTCCTAAGGTATGTTTAATATGTTTATCTAAAGAAATAAAGAATTCCTTTGCTTCTGGGGTTAATGTTTTAGTTTCACTTAAAGCTGCTTTACCCTTCCTAGCAAAATCAGCCCAATTTCTTATATGCTTAGGAGATCCATCAACCAGAGATTGAATCATTTCTCCATATCTACCATCCAGCCCCTTAAACATTTTTCTTACGTCTTCGGCAGTATCTATTTTAGCTCCACTATTAGGAAGTTTTTTGGCTACTAAAGCTTTCACACTTTGAGGGGTTACTTGCAAATCTAAAGCTAAAGATTCATACAAATCTCCCTGTCCCTTTATGGCACCATCTGCATTTTTAGATATTTTACTAACAATCTCATCATGCTTTAGGAATTTACCCGCATCATTTTGTAAGAATCCTGCAGGTTTCTTCTTTAATATATCTTCTGCAATATCTAAACCCTTATTGAATGTATCTCTATGGTCCGCTATTTCCGTACCTGTTTTACCTGCCGATTTACCTACAACTTGACGTAAGGTAGGAGCGGCTTTATCTAAAACCTTTCCGGATTTACTTACTGCTCTAATAGCCTTCGAAGCGCCTTTTAGAGCTGCTCCCCCTAGACCTAGAGCTAAATCACCGGTTTCTGGAATAACTGCGTCCAGAGTATCTCCTAAAGATTCACTTAAAGGGACTATAATTCTTTCTGGACTATTGAATCCGTGACGGGAGCTAAATCTTTCAGGCTGTATTTGAGCTTCTGTAGGAACCCCTAATTCACCTAACTGCTGAGATAAATCATCTCCAGTAACTCGACCTTCTTGTCCACCATCTCCACCTAACAGTTCAAGAGCACCTCTACGGAGGGGTTGACCCACCACATCTTGAAATTCTTGAAATCCGGAAATCTCTTCATCAGGGGCTAGCAGTCCATTAAATTCGTCTAATTCAGCTTGTTCCTCAGGGGTTAATCCCGAAGATGGTTCTGAATCAACACCTGATAGAGAGTTTAATTCGTTTAGCTCAGCTTGTTCTTCTAGAGTTAATTTAGACATATAATCATCCGCCCTTAGCTTTATTTAATAGAAATTGCCTACGTTTTTCCTGCTCGTCTGTAAGTTTTAATGGCTTGTTATTTCTAATTTCGTCCTTACGTGTCGAACGCTTAACCAACTCTTCTGGAGTTGTTACTGGGTTATCGTCGATTCCTTCGACTGTATATAGAGATTTTGTAACTGTCTCGAACTCATCCGGGAAAGTTTTAACATAGTTAGGAGAAGTAGCTCTTACTTGATCTACTAAACCTTTAAATTCATTTCCTGAAAGCTCTCGCTCTCTACCTAATAGCTTTTTGTAATTGTTCATAAAACTACCTGCATTAGATCCTCTAACTTCGTTAGTAACCCATTCACCAATACTTTCAAGTGACTTTCTAGCAGTAGCTGGTATAAGTTTGTCGATACCTGCTTCTGTTGCAGCATTTCCGCCTTTAATAACCTGATCCAGACCCGCAGCGATTTCTGCAATCTGTCTTGAATCTAGACTGTTAAATGCTTTTGCACGTTGTTCGTCTGTAAGCTTATTGAAATCTGTACCACTACCGTATTTTTTAGTTAGAGCACCATTTAACAGTAATTCAATACCGTTGATTCTACTTATAGAGGCTTTTAATCGCCCACCAATTCTTCTAGAACTAGGGTTGATTAGTATGTCTTGAACGCCTTTACGTTCTTTTCTGACGATACCTCTATCCTCTTGTTCCAGTCTGTCGATGCGGTCGTTGGCCCATTCTTGAGCCCTAAATCCTTGTATAACCATATCCTGCTCTTGTTTGTCGTCTTGCTGATCGCTTTGAAACTGTCTTTGAGTATCTCGCTCAGTTACACGCTCATCACGCATTAAACCGGCTTCTTCTTCTTTAAAGTTCTGTTGACGATCGGCTATTTGGGACTGTATAACCGCATTTGTAGCTGCAGATCCGGCCCTTAAAGCCATTGCAGGATCGCCTTTTCCAGTAAACGCACTTATAAGACTAGGCATACCGGCCATCATAGCAAGGGCGATTCGTTCGCCTCCTGACAGTGCTGTTGTCTGTGCTTTGTTTTCTAACTCCTGTTTACGTGTACTTATGGCCATTTCGGCCTCTTGGGGAGCTTTACTTCCGTCTGTTTGTACTTCACGCATAATCGAGTCCGATTCCCTAAGTGCTGATTCCCTCTGCTCTTCAGGCAGTAACTCTAAAGATTTATTTCTAGCGCCTATGATTAATTGATTTGCGTCCTTTTTTATATCTTCCATAACTTACCTATCACTTTAAATGCCGAAAATGAGATCTTATACATAACTTTTCCTAACGTGTTTCCGTCCTTAAAGTATCTAGCAATTGGATTTACATAGATACTAAGAGCTTTCGCTAAATATTTATTACTGTTAGCGGCCTCTGCCAAAGGACCCATAACAGCTTGATATACTTTAAATGTATGGGAGTGTGTTTTACTTAATTCTAAGAATTTACCTTCTTTTTCAGCACAGTTCCAAACAGAAGTATCGATTAATCCATTATTATACATAGCAGTACAGAGGACACTTCCTCCGCCTGATTTCTGCGCTCTAGTAGCCTCGGCCTGCATTTTAGCAGCTCTTAAAGAATCTCTACGTTGCAGGAAGCCTAAAGATGTATTTAATCTATCTGCTAACATATCTCTTTCTATATTTTCCTGATTCGTCACTACATTAGCTGCTGTCTGAAGGCCTTTGTTTTTAGCTTCTAAATTAGCAGTAAGTAGACTGCGTTCAGCCCCTTGTAGCTCCTGTGCTTGCTGTCCTCGCACTTGTTGTTGCTGTGCTACAGCTACTCCACCACGAACGCCGCTTGCAGCCTGCATACCTCTAAGGTCTCGTAGATTGGTTTGTGCATTAGCGCGAATTGAGTTAACAAACCCGTCTCGAATGTTTTGATTACCTGCGGCATCTAAACCCTTGGACTGTTGCATAGCATTAGAGAAAACGCTTTTAGTGGCGTCACTTCTCTCAGCAGCTACTCTAGAAAATTCATTTTTATTAAAAGAGGAGTCAAATAGCTCTCGACCTTTCTCAACCTGACCGGCATCTTGCTCATTAGCTTGGACTAAGGCATCTCTTTCGGCCTTTAGTTTCGCTTGAGCAGCTTGTGCTTTTAGTAATTCTTGTTGTGCTTGTTCTTCTGCTGTAGGGTTAGCCATCTTATAATCTCTCCAATATTAAATATCCCGAACCAATAACAGTTACTGTTATCCGTTCTACGTTTTTACTTAATTGAACCCCTACGATATCGTAGAAGTCTCCTTCTGTTTCTAAAATAGTTTCTTTAGCGAATTGAATAATAACTTTATCCAACCCCTTAGATGAAACCTTTAGATAACCGCCCCCACCAGAGCGGATATTGTTTACGTCGTCCATACCTTCAGTATTTTCAACAAATTCCACAAATTCACTATCTTCATACCTGATTTTAACGAATCTAGGGGTCTGAAGCTCTTTTATAGCTATCTCTAAGTCCTTTAAATCACTCTCTAAATTCTTAATCATCTCTATATACTATATAGCCTATTATTGACTACTCCACCCTTTCATCCTATTACTATAAGATATCGCTACCTCAACCTCCACTGCTGAAAGTCGTATATTGGTATGAGGATCGTTATTAGACACCTCAAACTTCATAACTCGAGACTTATTATTACGTATTTTAGTCGTATCGTCTAAATTAGTCTCATTTAACAGTATGGTCGATTCTGACTGGACGAAATCGTCTCTCCAGTCCTTATAAGCCTTCATAACCAGCGAATAGGCCGATTGTAGGGATTGTGAACCTAATACAATAGCATCCTCGACGTTAAGGCCGTATAAACGAACTCTTAAGAACTTCTTTAATGTAGAAGGATCGTCAAAGCTGATCCAATCTGTAGTCCAAGTGGCTGAAATGGGCGAAAAGCCTGCACTAACAGTATCTTGGTAGTCAAGTAAACTCCCGCTGTTCTTAGTGCGTATAATATCCGTACCTTCAGCCTGTAATTTCTCTAATCCAGCAAAGGCTATTCCAGCAGAAGATTGATTTCCGTACTGGGTATACCAAGCATCGCCTTTATAGTCGTAAACTAATGTAACGCCTTGATTTAAAGAGGATTTAGGTGGTATATACAACAAATAATGCTCAGCAGACCTATCATGAGTCGCTACAGCATCTTTTAGATTATATATACCCGATTTAATTATATTACGAACTCTACTGGTCTTAACTCTAGTATCGCCCATATAAGCAGGCTGAATACCATACCCAATAAATACAGGACCTTCTTCACTTAAGTAAGCAATCCCATTCATTATTTGTGTTATAGATTTAGGAGCTACGCATCCGAAATCGTCTATTATAGCATCATCTATACGTAACCTATCGTTTGTCCAGTCACCTTGTATAGTCTTATAACTGTTATCTTTAAGTAAATATACTATATCTTGATTCCCTACAACACCTACTGCTTGATCCCCTACAGGAGATTCTACATTTAGGCTATCACCACTAAAAAATACTTCGGGACCGAACAGTAAGTCTGATCTATGAAGTGTGTTTTCATTTTCACTGTCAGCAGTTATATATAGACGTTGACGATAGGAATAAATATAAGCACCTTTAGGTAACGTACTATAATCTGATTCACGTGTTTCAGCTTGAGGTACTTGTGAAGATATACTTAAACCTATTCTGGGTTCATATATACCACCTAATTCGGCGTCTAGTAATGTATCCCACTGCTTAAGTTGCGTAAGTTCCGAATCGGAACGTAGAGGCCATATACTATGTAAGTACACATTAGGTATGATAGACCCCGCTTGTTCTTGTCTGATACCTTCTCCCCGACTTCTATATAAGTTAAATACATGATTGTTGGACATATAAGGCCAAGCCAATTCTGGAGATATTAATGTATAGGAAGTAACATTAAATAATTTAGTTGTAACTTTTACATCACAAAATTCTAGATAACTTGCAGCTACGCCAGGAGGATCGATAGCTATAACTAATTGAGCAGGAATATCATCGAAAGATACATTATGGGTACCTAAATCTACAAAGCCCTTATATACCTTAAAAGTAGTTCCTCCAGAAGTTCCTACAGCAGGTTCTATATCAACCAGAGGTACTGTACTTCCTTGATATTCTATACCTACATTCAGCTCCGCTGGGTTAGGAGCAGTTACTTTCATATTATAGCTGAATTGAACTTCTATCCTTTTAAATTCGAATTCGGGATTAAGTCCAATATTATGTTTAAATTCTACTCTGTCAGGAGTATCTCCCGGAATTGCAGTAACATTATATACAAATTTGTCCGGATCTATTCGACTAAACGAAGCGTCAAATGTGTATACAGGATCTCCAAAAGGATTTATAATCCAGTTCTCAGTTCCATTAGTATTAGAATTTGTATCTAGACCTAATAAATTAGTAGACTTCAATTCATTGTTATCTAACTGTAATTCATAGGAAGTTAAATCTTCCCACTCTGTAATACTTTCTAATTCTATTTTTATATCATCAGAAATAGTTAGAGTATTATCTCCACTTTCATCCGATGTATATTCGTGAGAAGGTAGTACCGTAATGCTCATATTATCTGAGGACAGCGTACAAGAAGCACCTATAGTAGCTAATGTACCTCTTACTAGTAAAGGGACTGAAGAGGTATAATTAATCCTATTTAGCCCATCTTCACTCTCCGCCTCTAGTAAAATATCTACAACTATTCTAACTGCAACAATATCTCCCACATTTAGACCTAAAGTATGATTTGTAAATATATCAAAGGCTAACGTATTTCCAACTATATTAGGGCGATCTATAAATGCCGATCGGACATCATAACCCGAATCGTTAGGTATAGAAGGTATCCCCAATTTAGCTACATTAGCATCACTCATATTCGTTATTCTAGGTCTATTATAAACTGTTAAGTTAGATACTACATTATCTTTTTCCGATACTACATCAGCAGTGAGTAGGGCGGGATTACCTTCTAACGTTTGATTCTTAGCATCGCCTCGACTATAAGATCCTAGGTATACATAAGAGCCAGATTTCATTTCATTTGTTGTATCGTGTTGAAGCTCGCCTCCAGAAACGTCTGTAGGAACAACTTCCACCAATCCGTAAGGCTGTATAGCCGCATCAGGAACACCTGCTTTATAAACAGAAAGGCCGTCATATTTTAATACAGCCTCTTTGTCAGTAGAAATATATAGAATGTTATTTAATTGTGTGGCCGTATAACTAGATCCAGCAAGAACTAAACCTTCTGCTAAAGGAACTGTTTTACTAGACCATATAGTAGTTTCGGCATTTAAAGAAACCTCATACGTAGGTACATATTCAATAGTACCATTCATTACTGTTCCTATAGTAGGATCAGATATATTTAAAGTTAAACTAGAAATACTATCTACCCCAGAAGATACAGGACCTAACACAGTCCCGTCTATAAAAAAGCTTTTTACTCCAGCGGACGTATCAGCCACTGTCAATGTTTCGCCGTCACGTAAGCCGTCTGTAGTTTCTATAGTCGCTCTAAGTGGTGTATATACAGTAAGTCCAAGTGCGGTTATAGCTACAATCTGTTCTGTAGGTAATCCTGTCTTAGTGTCATAATCGGTATATTCGAAAAGGCCGAGACAAGCGGAACCTAAAGTTTCTGCTAACTCTAATCCCTTTCGTTTAACTAATTCACCTGTGGTATTGTCAGTGAAGACGTTGTCTGCTACTGTAGAATATTCAGGAGGCGCAGCATTAGGTCCAGGCGGTAACGCCCTTTTCATAGCAGTTTGAGAGTTGTTTATACCTCTGAAAGGGCCGAAAAGCTGGGATTTAGTCGTTTTTGACATTAAAATATCTCTTCTTCGTCGTGAGATTCTGGAATATCCATTACATCGGCATCTATTCTAGCATACCCATCTATTATTTGATCTCGCATCAATGCAAGTTCTTGTGTCTGTTCCTTAGACTCTTCGTTTCCGTCTTCTTTAAGCATCTTCCATGCAGCGTAAGCGTTAAGTAATCTCTCCATACTATCATCAACTTCTAATTGATGTGTAGATGTATTTCTATTTAGTACTATATAATCTCCAGCATCTATAGATTCAGTTAATTCTAATGTGTGTGATGCTCTAACAGTAATTATTCCAGTCAAGGGATCAAAGTCGTCTACAGGTATATTTCTAGCTTTGGTAAGACCGTCTTGATCTATAACACAAATATAATCCGCTTCGCCTATTTCTTCAGGATTCAATAAGGACGCTATATCCACTGTTATTGTAGGTAGGGTAGAAGATACCACTGTAGCACGTCTTATATCTAAACGATCTAAACGCTTTACATAACTAACTCTTAAAGATGTAAATGGAACCGATGTATCAAAACCGGTAAGTAAGAAGCCTCGACCTCTTCTAATCCAGCCATACGGAGAAGTATAGTACCCATTAGAACGCTGTCTATGGGTTAATTGTTTTAATTTCTTATAGATTCTATTAACAGAACCTTCAACTAGGATGATTCCACCATGATCTAACATGTCTTCAGGAAGCTCATAGAACTCCTGACCATTAACCAAATCTAATGTAATTTCTGATATAAAAGGCAGTGAATGTGCATTAGTAACTCCTGCTTGGAAGAAATCTAACGCTTCATTATAATACTCTACAAGCTGAGTTTGACTTATACCAGCATTAGGACCGAAATCCTCATTACCTGTCTGTCTTCTCGCCCTTTTAATAAGTTTTTCTAGTCTTCTAGTGCCCATTATCCTAATTTTACCCTTCGTTTAGAGGCAAAAGAGCCACTATCTGTACCAAAAGTCTTACTTCTAGCAGTGTTTTTAAGTCTAAGGCCGCCTTCAGCAACCCCTTGCGCTTCTTGAGACTTTGCCGTAGCTTCTATCTTAGCGTTAAATTCTTTCTTACGCTTACGTGCCCCTATAGCCCCTATAGCAGTACCTATTACAGCACCTACAACAGCCCCTACCGGACCTCCTACAGCACCTACAGAAGCTCCACTAGCAGCTCCTCCTAACGCTCCTGCAGCAGTAGAATGAGGAGCTATTTTAGTAGCTGCATCCCCCACCTGATTGGCTGCATTTAGCATTCCAGCACCTTTTTGGGATACTTCTCCCGTAGATTTCTTATCTTTATCCTGTGTAAAAAAACCGTCGAACAATCCCATACTCTATAGCCCCTTCTTCAGTAACGTGAGCAGTAAAGCCCCTATAGCTACTACAGCACCGCTTACAGCGCCCCATACACCTGATCTAACCTTAATCTCGGCCATATCAGTACCTAATTTATCAACCTTACTGTTAAGTTTATCTATAGCAGCGTGTAATTCTTGTAATTCGTTCAAAACTAACCTCTTATATTCGTTCCAGTCATTATTATTCATTATTTAATCCGCTCTATAGATACTTGAGCACTTACAGGATTTACTAGTAAATTAGTAGAAGCTCCTCGACCGTCTGTATTCCTGGTAGATTCTACCCTAGTTTGAAGTTTATATGTTCTGGACGATGCGCCTGTAACAATTAATTCCCTGTTACTTATAACACTATTTGAACAACTAATCCCTCCTGCTGAAGGTGCTCTAGCAGGACTTCCTGCAAGAACTGTAATGTTAGCAACTACGTCTACTATTCTGCATATATGCCCATCTACACCTAATGCAGAAGCATGCGCATTTATAATATAAGTACCTGGTTGTAAGGTTATTGTAGAGGAAGACACAAAGGCAAAGTTTACTGGATTACCAGCAGAGTTTATTGTCCTATCATTCCATACACCTACCGTTAGATTACCTGAACTAGTTCCCGCCGTATATACTTCACTGAAGGTAACTCGATCGCCTAACCCATTGTCTACAGCTCTTCTTATAACTGCTTGTACGTTAGTTACCGTAGCTTCAATAGAAGTAGGTGATAAGAAATCTATTCCAATCAAACAAACATTAATAGTAGTAGCATTCTTAGGTATTACATATTGACCAGCAAAAATACCTGTACCGCCAAAAGCATCTACATCTGTAGCATCTATAGCAATAAGATCTACATCATTAGCTACATCCCATAACTGAATATCTAATTCCGCTTCAGGACCACCAAAGTTTTGTAAATCATAACTGAATTGAAGGTCTAGAACTGCTCCTTGATCTTCCGTAGGTATAGTTAAAGTAGTATACATTACAGCCGTTGATCCGCTGTTATCTGCTTCAGCAGCACCCCTAACAGCTGTGGCGGTTCCTCTAAAGTCTTGTCCTGTGACTCTAGTAACAGTTCCCGTAGCTAAATCATCATTAACAGTACCTCCTGAAAAGCCAAACTCTGCGGCTGTAAACCACCCAGAAGCGTCTATCTCACCAAATGGATTAACTGCTAAACTGGCATCTAGAGGATTAAGCATAGAAGGTGTTGGTATAGCGTCGATAGAAGCCTGTAGCCCCGTCTCTATAGCATCAACCTCTGCTTGAGTATATTTATTATCGTTTAGAGTAACTCTGGCAGCTAATGCTGTTATTTGATTTTGTAATCTGCCTAAAGCAGTTAAAACTGTACCTGATGCTGAAATAACACCTGTTAAAGCAGTGTTTAATCCTGTTAAAACATTTGATCTTACTGTTGAGGCAAAGTTAGATATAGTTGAGGATGCCTGTGTACCCGTGTGATTTGCTCTAGCCCTATCGTTTGTAGATCTAGTAATTGATTGTGCTGTAGTTTCATAAGAAGCTAAGGTAGTAGTATTTACTTTTAGGTTTAGTTGTGTTTGTGTAGCTGAGGATACTGGCTTATTCGCATCACTAGTATTATTCACGTTACTTAGTCCAACATCAGTAGCTGTTGTTGCGTGTGGATTAGTTCCGTCATCTAAATTAAGTTGTGAATGATCCTCTACCTCAGGAGCTGAAGGTTCTCCAACTAAATCAAACTTTCCTATAAGAGCATTAAATTTATATTTAGTCATTACTATACTATTACCCATGTTTCTACATCATCTACTGATAGCTTATCATTTCCTGGAAAACCTTTAATTATACTCATTTTATGTCCTTACTCATACTAAATTATTGTTCTATATATACTAACTAAATTCTGATCTATGTGGCAGATATAATTAATCCTTTCATTATGCTACCTCCCACGTATCTGTGCCGCCAGCACCGATTACTCGTTTATATAAAATTCCGTCGGACCCCTCACGGATCTCAACAGCAATTGGTTCGGGCGTAATTCCTAACATCAATGTTTCATCGCCTTCATTTCTAATGGTCAAAGCCGTAGTGCCGTTTTGACTTCTTATTGTTGTTTGAAAAAAAGAGTTGTTAGATTGGATAACAACCGTAATAGGGACATCAGCTATGATTATTCCTGGCGCTAAGTTCCCAACAATCTGAACACCTGTTACCTCGTTTGCAAGTACATTTGCGGCCGGATGCTTTTGGTCTTCTTTGCTTGTCACTGTCACACCGTTTCTAGTTAAAGGAAGTGTGTAGGCCAAGTCTAAAGACTTTGTTATATCATTCCACTCATAAATCAACGCCGTTCCTTCATAAGGACTCGCAATTGCAACTCCGGAGTTACCGCCATCACCTGAATCTTCAATATTTTGAGGTTGAGCAACAACTTGACTCATTGCTGATACAGGCATTAAAGGTGTTGCTTCTAATCCTGCAGAGTCAGCACCTGAATATGCTGAAATCAAACCCGTGGCTAGAACTCTTGTAGCACCATTTGGTTCATAATCCGTGTCATTTGCCCCAGTTCCAACCCCTATTGCCGCATCAAAATCAATTGGACTACCAGGACTAACTCCCGTTCCTGCAGTACTATTAATTACTCCTTGTGCACCGTCCCTAACAAAAAAGTCCACTTTAGTGTTATTAAAAGGAGCAGATATAAATCCTGCTCTAGGCCAAGTAATACCATCGTTAGTAAGAGGCATAATTAATCTGGAATCATAGAAACGACCTGAAGGATTTAAGTCCATATTAGCATTATGACAAGCCATCACAGGGTTTGTAGCTATAATTTGATATTCCTCATTGGCTTCAGTATACAATCTGTAATATTCCCATGGCTGCAGAACTATATCTTCTTGCCCTTGAGTAGTTACGCCCGCGCCATTCGCTAGTCTCATTGTAGTTTGTAATGGGCCATTTACCACATGAATCCATCCTTGGCTACCTCCAATTGCTCCTGGAGTGTATGAGTTACAGTTTCTAAAAGCAAAAAAGAAAGTAGATTTAAAGCTAAGTCCGTAACTAAGTAAAGGCATTGGAGATTCGTCAGACCCCTGTAACTGCTCACTATATCCATAGAATCCTTGGGTAGAAGTTATAATAGCCCCATTAGATAACCCTGTAAAACATATAGGCTCCCCCATACTCATAAATTCTCTGTATAAAACAGTTCCGTCGGTAAAGTCAGCTCCTGAAGCGTAAACCTCAACAACATTTCCGTCACCCAAGGAAGTTCCTTGTGCTTTGCCTGTATTTGTAAAACCAACTGCCAGTACAGTAAGTCCTGGTTGACCTGCATTAGCTAATAATTCCTGCTGGAGTCCTAAAGTAGAGCCTGCCGCTACAGCACCTCCCGCATCTGCACTTAAAGCAGCCGCAACAAAATTAGTGCCGTCGAATCTTTGTAATTCGTCATCAGTAGTATCATAAGCAAAATCACCTAGTAACGCTGTACCAGATAAGTTAGTCTGGGGATCAGGATCATTTGTGATTCCGCCTCCAGAACCTCCGCCTGCATCTATCCAAGACCTAACGCCTGCAATTGTACTAGATAGAATCTGCCCATCCGTTATGGGGTTTCCTAGGTCATCCTCTTTTAAATCTACATTAGCCTGTACGACTACTACAGCAGCTAAATCTGCTTTAGTATCAATTTCAGTTTGTTGAGCTGTACTTAAAGGCTTATCTATATCACTTGTATTGTCTACATTACTTAGGCCGACATCACTTTGATCTAATACCACTACTCCTGTTTGCCCATTAACTGAATCTACAGGAGCTGCCGGAGGTACAACAGAGGCTAATGTGTTTATAGCGTCCTGTACGTTTGATGCACCTAATGCAGATGCTGTGTCGTTATAAGCTATATTATTAGCTGCTAATTCTGGCAGATAATTCCAGACAGTACCGTTAGAACGATATAATCCTGCTTGACGTCTATTAATAAAGGGTATTCCAGTAGCTGTTTCGACTAAATAAACGTCTCCACTAACCGTACTAGCAGTAGGGAGGCCGGCAAATGTTAATACTTCGCCCTGAAAGCCAGTATCCACTGTTGTCTGCATCAATTCCAATTCGGCTGTTGCTGGATTAAACTGTAGGCGAGTACGAATCATTTAAGTTACCTGTACTCTTTGAAGATCTCCATCTACGTCATAAGTAATAGTTACTGTAGCCGCTAATGTAGCTCCTAATCTATATATTATTGTTGTTGGATCTCCTGATCCGTTTTTAGCAGTGATTTCGACATCATCGAATTCGACTTTCACTAAAGAACCTACATCTGAAGTAGGCTGAGTTTCCGTTCTTGTCGCTAAAGCATCTAGACGAGTATTTGTTCCTTGTGCTTCTGTTATTTGTGTAGTTTGATTAGCTGCTGTAGAGTCGGCTGTCGAACCACCTACGCTACCTCCTACTATAGTGACATCTAAACCAGTTTTAGTTCCTACTTCAGTAGTAGTTACGTTCTCCGAACTAGTTGTCTTTTCGTTATCGCTGAATCCTTTTAATGTACTCATATCTTTTACTTTTCCTTAATAAAGGTGGAAGCAAGCCACAAATGTGACCTGCTCCCGAGGGTTAAACTTACGTTACAGATAAGTTAGAAATCACACCATGAAAAGATGGTAGAATTACTAGTTCTAAATATCCGCCATAACGTGCTTCGTATGTATCAGTATCTTGCTCTCTTAAGAACACAGTTCCGTCTTCTTCGATCCAGCCGAATGATCCAGGTCTATGCTTCAATTCGATGTGGTTGTCGTTAACAAGATAAATCCTGTCAGCTTCAACAAAACGATCGATTACAACAGGTACAACACCATCAACAGACAAGAACTGTACTGCTGGGAAGCTAAGTACTTTTCCGTTCTTCATGATAGCACTTTTGTCTCTAGATTCGATGCTATACTGCTTGTCGTTTTCTAGAAGAGCTAAAAGCTTTCTGAACTGATCATAAGATGCAATGATTAGGTTAGGTGACTTACCGCATTTACGCTTAATATTAAGCATAACTTTATTAAGTCTGTCTACTGTAATTCCAGCACCGCCTGCGTCTTCTTGAGTCGCACTCCAACGTCTAGAAACAGGTACACCGTAGATAGTTCCAGAAGTAGCGTCAAGAACGCCCTTTAATCCAGTAATATCGGCATTTTCAGAGTTCTGCATGTAAACTGGAGTACCAGCTGTAGCTGCAGTAGCGTCTAAAGAACCTTCAAGTCTTTCAAGACTTACTTCTCTAGTATCTTCGTCAACGTCAAGAACGTTAAACAAACTTTCGTCTGATCCTACGTTTACATAGTCATTTTCTTCCCAGTTAGCTGCTTTAAAAGTAGCTACTGAAACAGTGATAACAGGTAAAGGGGCTGTACCAGCTACAGAAGCAACTTCGCCTAACGAACCAGTACCATCACTAAATACTTGACGAGTAAGGTCGCGAGTAAAGGACTCTACAGCCTTTTCTACAACGTGCTTCATAAGATTTACAAATGCGCTATCGCCTTCTGCCATAGCAGTTTTCATAGCTTCTCTGTCAATCTTAGCTCTAGCGTAACGTCTTTTTGACGTAATTTGCATTTGCTCAGGATTAGAGATACTAGCTTGAGGAAGCTTGTTATTCTTGTAACCACCAACTGAACCACTAAAAGTAGTAGGAACTGCTTGGATATGAATTAGACCTTTAAGGTCATGTGTTTTTTTAATTCGAGCTAAAACAACGTTTGCGTTGTTATAAACTTGATCGGTTTTCTTTCCGAAGTAAGTCTTAAAAAGTCTACTTGCAGAAATCATGCTAAATGTTTGTGCCATAATAATATTTCTCCTTAATTAAAATATAAATTATAATCCGTCAAAACCAAACCCACTGTTCAGTCCGTCCAGAATATTTTGATCAAGTTCCGCCTCTGAGGTAGGAGATACTTTCTCCGCCTTCTGTAGCTTCTTATTGATCGCTTGTGACCCTTTAGTTTTCTTAGTGTTGGAGGCACTTCCATTGAATCGCTCGTCGTAGTGCTGTGCAAGCTCTACTAATCTCTCATCGCTGGCATCCATCTCTTTAGAAACCTTAACAGTCATCCAGTCTACAAAGTCTTCATCCGCCAAAAGGTCCGCATTTACTTGCTCTACTGCATCTGCCGCTCTGTTATATAGCTTCGATTGGGAAGCGTAACTTACGATTTGCTGTGGAGTTAAATCCGATTGACCCTTGTTGGTTAAATCCTCTTCGGCTGTTTTATATTCATCGCTAGAAATATTATTAGTTTCCTGTAAGTGGTTTACTTGTCCTGACAGTTCCTTTTGGGCTTGCTGCGAACTTCGTCTCTCACTAGCAGACTTGTGATATCTGCGATGCAATTCTAATTCTTTTGAGGATAGGAAGGCATCTACTTGACGCTGATCCAATCCGAAATGGTCCTGTAGACCACCTAATACTTGTTTAACGAAATTGACTGGCACATCAACAGCATCTAATCCTGCTAATTCTGCCATATACGAAAACGCATCTAGTGGATTATCACTACTTGCTCTCGATACAATCTCTGTTAACTGGTCTTCTACTTGTTCTTTATCTTTTATGTAGCTAGACCTTTCTGTGTGAAGCTCTGTGAACTTCTTATCGTATGCGACCTTACCAGAGTACTGATTTATTAGTTCTTGAACACTAATAGACTCTTTTTCTCCATCGACTGGCACTTCTAGTACTGCTTCAGCAGGTACATCAATCGACTGTTCACCGTTCATGGCTTTAAGTAGTTTTTCATCACTAACTTCTGGTTCTTTCGTTACTTCTTCTTTTACAACCTCTTCAACAGTAGGAGCTAAGTCCTTTTCTGCTTCAGTGGCGTGTACATCAATTTTATCGTCCGAATCAAATGGCGAATCGCCTTTTTCATCTTCTTTTATAGCCTTTTTAATTCCCTTTTCGGTAGCCATATCGGTAGAGTCAAAAACACTACCTGTATCTGGAGCTAAATCTACAATGTCATCAAATCCTAATGAATCGCCTATAGCCATATTACCGTCGAATTGTTTGATATCCTTATCGTTATTACCCATATAATATATAGCCTGTTATAGGCCTTCCTCGCCGTCTCCGCCTTCAATTTCGCCCAGTCGGCTTGCAGCCTCATATGCTTCATCTTCAGCAGCCATTGTAGCTTGCTCATCCTCTGCTAATGTATCTTCCTGTGCTTCCATATCGGCCATTTCTGCTGCCATAACCTCTTCAGGCGCTGGAGGAGGTGGAGGCAATACGAATACCATAGGATATAGAGGTAATGTTTGTATAATTTCCCCAAATGCAGGGTTAGCAGAAGCTTTCTCAAACATTAACAGTTCAATACCTGCTACATACTCCAACACGCGCTCTTTAATGGCTTGTGGAGTCTTCGTTTTAAATTGTCTCTGTTGTATATGGTTTGCAAATACGTTCCAATAACTCAGAACGTCTTCGTACCCTTCTAATTCAGGAACGTCTCGTCCTTGAATCATGTCTTGGATTAAAGCCTCAGCAGTACGTATAGCCACTGTTGCCATATCATTTAATTTGTCACTTGCACCTAGATCTAAGAAATCCACGATCTGATCGGGAGTAAATAGTGTTGGGAAGGTCGTAGCGATCTGTATGATGTAATCTAACTTAGCTGCTTTAGAATCAGGGAAGGCTGAACTAGCTTCGATTCTGATATCATAAGGGCGGTTAAGATTAGAAAGCTCAAAGAATTCAATATCATGTACTTTATTCTTACCTACGATACGCATGAAACGATCGTCTTCTGGATCATAATAATCGCCCATTACTGCTAATGTCATCTGAGCTACATCCACTACTGCTCTATTTCTTTTAGCTACTTGAGAGTTAAATCGTTGTGAATCCTGCTCAAATAGGAATTGAAAGGCTACTGCACTATCTGCACGTTTAGGGAGATTGGCTCCACTAGTAAACTGTCCTTTTACGCTCTCTTCCGTTTCAATCTTAATTTGATCCCTCATACGAAAGATTTCAGGACTGGTAGGACTAGGCTGTAATAGTGCAGGAGGTATTCCGCCCCTGTATTGTACTATATTTCTCTTATTACTTAGAGAAGCTTGGTTAATAGATCCTTCTGGAACTAACCATTTAGGATATGCCATAAGCTTCTGATTTCTAATAATCATTGTAGACAGGCTAGTATGCTGGTACTGAGCGCCTTTTATGTTTCTAAAGAAACTATGACCACGTAGCTCATCTGGAGCATCTAGATCTGTTAATCTAACTAAAGGTAACATATCGTGATTGTAAGGTAATTCACCATCTGACAGTACACAGTCTAAAGTAGATATAATCTGTCTTCCTTGAGGTAAGTACTTAGTTCTTTTATGGTATGTAGTTAAAACGAGAGTTTTGTTCTCGTCTCTTAATTTATGTAGATAGTTTTCTTCAAATCCTTCAACACTTTTAGGCATTGGAGTGATTTTATGTGCTTTGCTTGGGTATCTTGTTTTTAAATGATCTAGATCTACTAAGTCCCATAAGATACAATACTCTACGTCTTTAAAATCGTCACAACGCTCTAACAGTACTTTATATGCAGGGTAGTGCTTATATTCAACGTCACCAATTCTAACTGGTCCGCCTATTTTCTTAGGATTCCCATCTTTATCTACTTGTACTTCGCCATTCTTGTCTAGCAGTGTAAGGGGAACGCCTTCCTCTTCGGCTTTTATATAGTCAGGATGGAGATCGCCCTTATCAGGATTCCATACCACTGCTAAGTAAGCCTCTCCAGCTACGCAGGTCATTAGTTGTAGTTTTCTCAATACTTTATCGAAGTCAAGCTCATGCCATTTCGAGTCGATCATCAATTTCGCCATTTTAGAACCGATTCGGTCTTCATATTCCGTAGTAGCAGGTCCTACCTGTACTGCTGGCTTCTGTTCCATTAATTTATTAACTTTGAATTCCGCTAAGTCATGTAACATGTTAACATGTAGATGCTCATTCTTAATACTAGGGCCTGTAACGTTGGATGTATCTGTAGATCTTGATGTACCTTTAGGACGACTCATATCGCCTTTAAATAACATTAAATTCTCTTTTATTTCTTCAAAATACTCGCGGTTGCACTCCATAAGGGTGTTATATGCATTTTGAAGCCATTTTATCGTCTCCGACTCATCTTTAGAAACCTTGTATAATGGTTTTAATGGAGCTTTAACCCCATCCGAACTTGTAAACATATCATCGAACATACTCATTATATAGCCTCATCCATACTGTCATCCATAAACCCTTGTTTTACCATTACTTCTTCCAATTCCTTGTCAGTATTTACACTGTCCTCAGATGGGACGTATTGAATTGAATGTGTACTTTTCTGGAGGGCTTTAACTTCTATTAACGCTGTTATAGAGATTATTAAGGCGGCTATACCCGATATAAGGGCGAGGCCAATTCCAATTCCTACTATAATAGACATCATATAATATATAGCCTGTTATATGTCGTCTTCAAAGCCGAAGAAATCGTCTAACTCATCATCCATTCGCCTTTTACCAAGATCCCTTGTTTCTTCAGGACGTGAGAAGGAGTAATAACTACAGGCATTTACATATCTAAACGAATCTATCAAATGATCATCCTTCTTAGGTATCTGTCCCTTATCATCCTTAATATAGTTACGTATCTCTGTGCAGAAATGTTCACAATTAGCAGAAATGAGTAGTTTGCCTTTAAGCATCTGGTCTTTTATTAGACTTAGACCTGCTTCTTTCTTATTCTGACTCTTATTCGTTGGTGACATACCAATCTCAAACTGCATTATCATCTCATTATTAAACCAAGCCGCCGCTTCATCATATACCTTGTACCATGTATGACTGCTAGGCGATATGGAAGGATTCCACTTGGACATCTTATCTCGTATTTTCGGCCATATAACGCCTACAGATGTATTTCGAGCATTCTTCTCATATATCTCATCTAGGACAAATACTTCTCCGTTATAGGGATTCATTGCAACTATAAGGGCTGCAAAGCATGTCGTTGTACCAGGATCTACTGCTAGATACCACGTTAACTTACCTAAATCACGCCTGATCTTTTCCCTATACATGTCCTTTTCGGCTATTACCATAGTCTCTTCATTAAACATAGGGAATATAGCTCCATGACCGCCTGGAACGAACTTGCCCATATACTCACGCTCGAATACGTCATACTCTCCACGCTTCTCGTACTGCTTCTTGTAGCGGTCTATAAGCTCTTTATGTACGTGGGGGTTGTCGTAGCTAGAGAATTGGAAAAACGCGCTCTTAGGGTCTTCACGGCACTCCTCAGCCACTTTAGTAAATTGGCACTTCTTATTAGGCGGTGTTCCAATAAAGAAGAAGGGAGGATCCTTGGTAATTGTTGAAGGTTCTACAGATGTCAGGAAGTCTTCCTTGAAATCCTTAAATTCGTCCAAAGCTAAGAAGTCGGGGGTTATACCACGAACAGCTTCTGGATTATCACTACCGTCGCACTGTATGATAGCGTCATTGAACAGTATGATCTGTAACTTAGATTTGTTTATATCCTTTACGAGCTCTTTAGGCATCGATTTGAGTAGTACACGAAAGAAGAATTTATCCGACTGTGTACGTAAGGGTGCGAAATACATACATAAACTGCCAGGATTCAAAGAAGCCCAACGCCTTAGTAGGTATGCAATAAAGGTCGATTTACCGAACTGTCTTCCACATTGTACAAATACGCGTTTTCTGTTCTTATTAAATAGGGCATCGCCGATAACTATCTGTTTTTCATGAGGTGTGAAGTCTCTATGAAGAAGTTCAAGAATCGTCGCTAGCTGTTGTGCTTGACTCAACTTCTATTACCTCAGCCTCTTCGTCATCTGTATCGTCTTCAATTCGTAGGAATGGATCATTTTGTAATATCTTCCTTATATTCTTTTTATCTGTCAGGTTTACCTTAGCAGTGAGTTGACGATTTTCCTTAATCTCGGTAGCTTTACCTAATTCGAGTCGGCTAATCTTATCGACCTTATCTAGTATCTCTACATACTTAGGTAGATCCTTAGCTTCGATGCCTTCGTTATATGCGGTCAGAATCGCCGTGTTAATAATATCCACTGTCATGCCGGTTATGTTATTTAGGAGATGTCGTTTTCGGCCAATGGTATCTTCAAGTATTTGTTTTTCTTTATCTAAACGCTCAGCGCCCCACTTCTTACTGCTAGACCACGATTTGATAGTGTCAATAGGTACAGTAGTTTCAGCGGATATCTTAGGAATAGGGATATGCTCCATAAAGAGTCGTCTACAACGCTCTTTAGTTTCTTTTGGCCAAGGATTCTTAAGATTTTTTAGTCTTTGTGTTTTTGATATAGTCATAAGCCTCCCTTAATTTAGCTTCCATACTATATAGCTCTGTGTACAATTCGCTATAACACTGTTCTAAGTAATGATTTGAGATAGTTAGCTTCTCTATATCATTTCGCATATCCACGATCATGTCAGAGAATTCAGATCGTTCCATATCTTCCATGAAGATTTGCGCCTCTTCAGCAGTCAATAGACGGTCGTCCTTCTTTTTCTTACTGTTCATCGGAGATCTTCCACGAATCGCTTTTTAAGGCTTTTAGATACTCTAGTAACCGAGGCGGTTCTATCTTCTGAAACTGTGTGTAAATCCATTCTTGACGCTTTTCGTCTATAAGGGCTTCTAAGGCCGACGCCACTTCGTCCTTCGTTAACTTACTGTCAAACATACCTTTATAGGATTTTCGCAGGGCTTTGTACTTTTCAGTTATTTTCCAATCAACCATATACAAACATAGCCTATTATAGGTGACTAGGTTCTAGGGAATAGCTTGTATCTGATTATAATCACTAGGAAGACTAGATTTAGGAGGTAGTTGAACTGGAGGGCAGGATCATTTCCCAAGTTGATGCGATTATGTATAATAGCAAACACCTCTCCAAAGAACCACATAGTTAAGAAGGAGGTATTAACTCCCCTTGCATGACCCTGCCTAAAGCATTGTAAAGATTGAGGAAAACAACAAATTCCAAATAGTAATCCACTAATCCAGCCTACGTAGGGAGCTATAAATAATTCAATCATCCTCTTTCATCTCCTCTATAGCTTTTTCGACCTCTTTAGACTCTTCTAAACCGGTCTCATGCATCAATATTTCTTTTAATAATCTATACTTACAGAAACTACTGACCATT